TGTTAATGATACTAGAATAGGTATTTATTCTGTTGGTGATACACTTTCTGTTAGGGCTGATATGAGTTTAGATGGGCAGATGGTTTCGAGATGGTGGATTGAGATACCTTAATTGAAAATATAAAATATATCTTTAAAACGCCCTTAATATAGGGCGTTTTTTTTTATAAACATTTCATATTTATAATCAAAAACACAATGGCAAACATACCAATTTGGCCTGGTTCATCATCATTTTTTCCTGGAGAAACCCCATTTGGATTTTATGATAATGATTTAGATTTTCAAACTGACATAGATAAATTTGCAATATTTGCCTCTCGCAGATTAGGATATCCTCTTGTAGATATAGAACTACAAGATATAAACTTTTATGCGGCATTTGAAGAAGCTATCACCATTTATGGTAATGAACTATATGCTTATAAAGTAAGACAAGATTATTTATCTTTAGAAGGAGCATCTACAGGCTCGGCTTTAAACAATTCTTATATTGTACCCAACATGGGAAACATTATAAGAATGTCCGAACAATATGGAACTGAAGCAGGGACTGGAGGAAATGTTGATTGGAAATCTGGTTCTATTGCTCTAACAGCATCTGTCCAAAGCTATGATTTGAATGCTTGGGCTATATCCCAGGGATATGAAAACAATGATATAGAAATTAAAAGAGTATTTTTTGAACCAACTCCAGCAATGGTTAAATTTTTTGATCCATATGTTGGTTCGGGACAAGGCGTAATGAATTTATTAGATTCATTTGGGTTTGGAAATTATTCACCGGCCATCAACTTTGTGTTGATGCCTATTAATTATGACTTGCAAGTTATACAGCAAATCGAATTTAACGACCAAATCCGCAGATCAAATTATTCATTTGAAATTCAAAATAATAAATTAAAAATATTCCCAATCCCAACATCAACCACTTTAAGTGAAATGCCCTATCTACATTTTCAATTTATGTTGAAATCTGAAAGATTAGCAAATTCTATTATCTCTCCAGGAGATGCTATAACAAATGTTTCAAATGTTCCATACACAAACCCAGTATATTCCCAAATCAATTCTATTGGTAGAAGCTGGATATTTGAATATGCTTTAGCAATCTGCAAAGAAATGTTAGGGTATGTTAGAGGTAAATATCAGGTAATCCCCATCCCAGGAGATACAGTTGATTTAAATGAAGGGGATCTAATTTCAGCAGCAACTGCAGAAAAAACAGCTTTAATTGAAAGGTTAAGATCATATTTTGATGAAACCTCTAGAGAAAAGCTTTTAGAAAGACGAAGCTTAGAAACAGACTATAGACAAAAAGAACTATCTCAAGTACCCTTCTTAATTTATATTGGATAATGGCTCTTTTTGGTGGAAGTCGAGATATTAGTCTATTTAGACACATAAATAGAGAACTGATGGGGAACATCATTACCCAACAGTGTTCTTTTTATAAATTTAAATTAAATGAAACCAAAACCAACATATACGGGGAAGCCTCAAGTGAAAAGTATTATATGGGTCCTGTATTGTTAAATTGTTTAGTTGAAAGGCAAAATCAAGAATATCCTGAAACGGATTTAGGTGTAGATTTTGGATGGAATATTACCTTTAGATTTTTAAGAGATGATATGTTAAGCCGTCTTAAAGATTTTAATCAAAACTTCGATAAAGGTAATTTCTACGGTGCTAATTTAGTTCCTGAAGTAGGAGACATTATATTATATAATGAAGGGTATTATGAAGTTCATGGGATTACCCAAAACCAATACTTTATGGGTAAAAACCCAGATTATCCTAATGCTCCTAACCCTATTAATCCTGGATTAGAGAATTTTGGAACTAACTTAGCTATAATTTGTGATACGCATCTTGTACCTGCAGATAAAGTTGGAATTTCTAGAGAAAGATTATTATAATGGCTGATAGAGGAAAAAAACCCATACCGAAAACACAAAGAGAAATAAGTATTTCTCAACAGGATCCTTATGTAAATCCTGAAACAGGAGATACAAGAGGTAATCCTAATGACATTTCTACTTTCAATAGAGGTAACCAAACTTCTTTTAGAGATGATAATGTAAAACCTTTTTCCTTAGGTTTTAAAGAAATAGATGAAGCTATATTTTATTACATGGAAAATGTAATAAAACCTACTATCATACAAAATGGTGTTGTACAAAAAGTTCCTATCATTTATGGTAGTCCTGAAAGGTGGAAACAAATCCAAAAAGACGGGTATTATAGAGATCGTAATGGGAAAATTATGATGCCCATTATTGTTTTTAAAAGGAATAGCATTGAAAAAAATCGTACTGTTTATAATAAATTAGACGCTAATTACCCAAACAACTTTCAAGTTTTTGAAAAACGTTACAGCAAAGTTAACACATACGATAATTTTAACATATTAAATAATCGTATTCCCACAAGACAATACTATGCTGTTATAGTACCTGATTATGTTACTATAACATATGATTTTGTTATCTCAACGTATTATGTTGAACAATTAAATAAACTAATTGAAGCTATAAATTATGCTTCGGATTCATATTGGGGAAATCCTGAAAGATTTAAATTCAGAGCCCGTATTGATAGTTTTGCAACCCCAGTTGAAGTTGCTCAAGGGGGAGAACGCACTGTGAAAAGTACTTTCTCTTTGAAATTGTATGGATACATTGTACCAGACAACATTCAAAAAGAACTATCGGCTATTAAAAAATTCAACAATAAAAGTCAGCTTGTATTTAAAACTGAAATTGTAGATAATTTATTAGATGATATAACTCCACCCTCTTCTCGAACAGAAATACAAAATAATAATAACCCTTCAAATTTTGAAGATATAAATTAAGTTTTCAACAAACTCTAAAATATGTATAAGCATGGATAAAAAAGTTTTAACATCTGAAGAAATTCAAAATTTAAAAGAGCTTAAACAAGGTTTTTTTGATTTAACTTCTAATTTAGGAAATATAGAAATTCAAATTATGAATTTAAATTTAAAAAAAGAACAGCTCAAATCAAATTTGATTCAACTTCAGGAACAAGAACAAGTTTTAGCTAATCAACTAGAAGAAAAGTATGGAAAAGGTTCCATTTCTTTAGAAACTGGTGAGTTTTTGCCCCTAGAATAAGTTTTGTAGGAAATTTTTCATATTTATAATAAAAAATACATAAACAACAATGGCAGAAACACTCATCTCCCCAGGCGTATTAGCTAGAGAAAATGATCAATCCCAAATAACAAGCGGACCTATTCAAGCAGGTGCCGCTATTGTAGGACCTACTGTAAAAGGAAAAGTAGGTATTCCTAAACTTGTTACTAGCTATTCAGAATATTTAGCAAATTTTGGAAGTACTTTTACTTTCAGTGGTTCAGAATATTCATTTTTAACAAGTATCTCAGCTTACAACTATTTCCAAAATGGTGGTTCTAGTTTAATAGTAACAAGAGTAGCTTCAGGTTCATTTTCTCCTGCTACAGCTTCAGTTCCTACTGCTTCTACTTTTGGTGGAACTGAAACTGTAGTGTTTGAACTTGAAACCCTAAGTGATGGGGTTATTATGAACAGTACAAGTTCTGAATCCACAACTGGTGCTTTATCAAGTGGATCTGCTGATAACCTTAGATGGGAAATTGTAAGTCCAAACACTTCATCAGGTACATTTGGATTGATAATTAGAAGAGGTGATGATACAACTAAAACTAAAAGAGTATTAGAAACATTCACTAATTTATCTTTAGATCCTAAATCATCAAATTTCATTTCTAGAATTATTGGAGATCAAACCCAAACCCTAATGGGTTCAGGTACAAGTGATGTTTATCTACAACCAACAGGTTCCTATAGAAATGCTTCTAGATTTGTAAGAGTAAGTGCAGTAAACGTTACCACCCCAGATTATTTCGATAATGATGGAAATGCCAAAACAGCATTTACAGGTTCAATCCCAACCGCCCAAAGTGGTACATTTGGAGGAGCTACAGGTGTGGTAATGAGTGGTACCAATACTCTATATGAAAATATTGGTAATACTGCAACTCAAGGTATATCAGGTTCAGACTATACAGATGCATTTAATTTATTAGCAAATAAAGATGAATTTAGATATAATATAATTTCAGCTCCGGGTTTAATTTATACAAATGCTAGCCATGCTACTCCTCTTAATACCCTAATTTCAAATGTTGAAAATAGAGGAGATGCTATTATACCTCTAGATTTAGAAAATTATGCTTCTTCAATTACAGCTACTGTTTCAACTGCTGCCTCATTAGATACCTCATATGCTGCTGCATATTGGCCATGGTTACAAATTACAGACCCTGACACAAGACAACTTGTATGGGTTCCTGCTTCAACTCTAATCCCAGGTGTATACGCAGCAAATGATAATACAGCAGAACCATGGTTTGCACCTGCAGGTATTAATAGAGGTGGATTAAGACAAGTAGTACAAGCAGAACGTAAATTAACTCAAACTAACAGAGATGATCTTTACACTGGAAAAGTAAACCCAATAGCAACATTCCCAGGTAGAGGAGTTGTAGTATTTGGTCAGAAAACTCTACAAAATCAAGCAAGTGCTTTAGATAGAGTAAATGTTAGAAGATTGTTAATTGAACTTAAATCTTACATCTCTCAAATCGCAGATAATCTTGTATTTGAACAAAACACAAATGCAACCAGAAATAGTTTCTTAGCACAGGTTAATCCATACCTCGCAAGTATTCAACAAAGACAAGGATTATATGCTTTTAGAGTGGTAATGGATGAAACAAATAATACAGCAGATGTTATAGATAGAAACCAATTGGTAGGTGCTATTTATATCCAACCAACTAAAACTGCTGAATTTATTTACTTAGATTTTAACATTTTACCAACAGGGGCCCTTTTCCCATCATAAGTAAATTGCAAATTCCTAAAAAATAAAAGGTACCGAAAGGTACCTTTTTTTTATCCTTTGAACATCCATTTAGTGTTTCCCGAATCCCAAACCCTTTTCCATCCGTTTGCAATCATATTTTGATATTCGGACTTATCAACATCAAAATTTTCTAATAATTTGGGAAGTTTATGTTTTTGACAAGACATTCTATTTAAAACCTTAGAATCTTTCCAATAAATGTATGAGGGTGTAGTGTTTTTACTAAATTCAAATCCCAATGTTTTATATAAATTCCCATTAAAAAATCTCCTATCTGAAAAACTAATTATTGGGAAATTATCGTTATTAAAATATTTGTTAAAATGTTTAAATAATTTAGAGGCTGCCCCCACAACATTAGTGTTTAATAAATTGCAAAACCTAACCATTTCCCATTCATTTGAATTTTTTTTAAATCTATTTTTAGAAAAGGTCATTATTGATACTAAATCTTCCCCCTCATATAGTCCTAAATTAATTGAAGCGTGGGTATAACCCTGGATGTGGTTAGAATCAAGAAAGTTTCTAACAAGTTTAATATCTTCAATTTCTTTAATTACACACTTACGAGCATATTTTTTTTCTTGGTTGCTTTGTATTTTATTGCGGATTATGGATTGGATAATAGGTTTTTTATATATCCACTCAAAATCTAAAACATGAATTAACTCTATACCTTTTTCTAAACATTTTTCGGTTTTAAATAAGTGGTAATCTCTATATTTACCCATAGATTCCGAATGCCAATATACCCCATTCACTTCAATTGCTAATTTATGAGAGGGAATAAACATGTCTAACTCTAATCTGTTGGGTAATATATCTCGTCTGTTAGTGTAGATTTTATCACTCCCAATTATACCAGAAATAAATACCAATATTTCCTCCTCAACCAAAGAATACCCATAAAAGTCAGAACACTTACATGAAGGTAAATATCCATTACTTAAAAATACCTCAGTAACCTCACCACAATTCTCACATTGAAATTTAAATTTATTTTGGTATTTATGGTTTAGTTTATTATCCATCAAATATTCTCTATCAAATAATGGTTTCATTTTACTTACTTGATAATAATTAAGAATTTTTTCCCACTTAACATCTACAAAATTCTTTCGAGGATATTTTTTATTTTTTAAAGCTTTAGATATTTTATTAGCTATTTCTTTGTTTTGGGAAGCTACTTTATTCCCATATCTATCTTGAATTGTGTTTATAGCCTTTTCTTTAATTTCTTTTGATAGAAATGGGTTAGATACCCCATATTTTTCTGTTAAATTTTTCTTGTATGTTTCTTGAACCTGATCAGATTGGAAAGCGTTTTTAACTCCATATTTTTCTATACATGTTTTTTCTCTTTTTTCTAGCCAACTTTTATCTTTTCCCTTATATTGCTGGGCACATGGTTTAGTACAAAACTGCCTTTTTTTCAAAGATGGAATTACTTCAAATTCTTGGTTACAATTTAAACATGTTTTTTTTATTTTTGTTCCTTTAGGTCTAGCCATGTGTTTTGGGTTTAAATGATGTTATGTTGATAAATATATGAAAAGCCTGAAAAATTCCAAAATGCTTTAATATTTATTATAAACAAATTGCCTTAACCACAATAAAAATAACACACAATGGCAGTATTAGATCCAAATGAAATATTCTTCACGGCATTTGAACCCAAACAGCAAAACAGGTTCATTATGTACATAGATGGTTTCCCCGCATATATTGTTAAAGGGGTTTCTGCTATCACTTTAACCCAAGATGAAGTAGTATTAAACCACATTAACATTTATAGAAAAGTAAAAGGTAAATCAAAATGGAGTGATGTAACATTTACTTTATTTGATCCTATTACTCCATCAGGAGCACAAGCTGTAATGGAATGGGTCCGTTTACACCATGAATCTGTAACAGGTAGAAATGGATACTCAGACTTTTATAAGAAAGACTTAACTTTTAATGTATTAGGTCCAGTAGGTGATATTGTTTCTGAGTGGGTTATTAAAGGTGCTTTTATTAAAGATGCAAACTTTGGTGAATATAGTTGGGATAATGAAAGCGCAGCTCAAAATATTAGTATGGCTGTTGGTATGGATTATTGTGTATTGAATTTCTAAAATATTTAGAAAACTTTTTAAAGGGAACTTGGCTTTGCCAAGTTTTCTTTTTATATTTATGTTATTGTAAACCTTTAAAATTTAAAATTATGGAATTAATGTATTTTTGTTTTGGCATTCTAGCAAGTGTAGTTGTTGGTATGTTTGTAACTATTATCAATAACCAAAAAACTATTAGAAATCTAAATCATCAAATAGATTCATTATCTATTGATCTAAACAATTACATATTAGATAATGATAGACGAGTAGATACTGATGTAGAACATCTTCACCGAACAATGGATAATTATAGAGATGAAAATTTTAAGCACACATCTGAGAAATTTGAAGCTATGAAAGGGTGGATTAAGAAAGAATTTGATACCAAACAAATTCAAAGCAATACTTATTAAAAAGTTTCTTTTTGCTATATGTATTATATGTAATAAAGTTATTTATAAATAATAAAATAGTATATGAGTGAATTTAAGTTTCCAACTGAAACAATAGAATTACCTTCAAAAGGTTTAGTTTATTCTGAAGACAATCCTTTATCAAGTGGCCGAGTAGAAATTAAATACATGACGGCCAAAGAAGAAGATATTTTAACCAACCAATCTTATATCCAAAAAGGCAATGTTTTAGATAAATTGTTAGAATCACTTTTAGTAACTAAAATTAAAATTGATGATTTGATTGTAGGGGATAAAAATGCAATCTTAATTGCAGCTCGTATTTTAGGTTATGGTAAAGAATATGAGTTTACTTATGAAGATGAAACCCACACAGTAGATTTATCTTTATTAGATAATAGAGAATTTGATGAAAATTTACTTATAACCCGTGGTGTTAATGAATTTTCATATACTCTTCCCCATAGTGGTATTAATATCACATATAAAATTTTAACTGGTAAAGATGAAAAAAGCATTGAAGCAGAAATAAAAGGCCTCAAGAAATTAAATAAAGAAATATCCCCCGAATTATCTACCAGATTAAAACACATGATTACTTCAGTAGGTGGCGACACTGACATAAAAAAAATTAGAGAATTTGTAGACAACCAATTTCTGGCTATGGATTCAAGAGCATTTCGTAACCATATAAGAGACACTCAACCTGATGTTGATATGAAAGTCATCTTAGATAGTGGAGAAGAGGTCACTATTCCTATTGGTTTGAGCTTTTTTTGGCCTGACATTTGAGGCAGCACCCCAAGCTAGAGTAAGTTTATTTAAACAACTCCACTCTATCGTATTTCACGGTAAGGGTGGATATGATTTATATACCGTATACAATATGCCTATATGGTTACGAAAGTTTACTTTATCTGAAATTCAGAAATATTACGATAAAGAGCATAAAGAATATGAAAAAGCTCAAAAAGGCTCTTCTCAGAATACCACTTTAGTAAATTCTGAGGGTAAAGTTAATACCCCTGCATTTTTACAAGCAAGCCAGCAATATAAAGGTAAAGCAAGTTACAAACCGTAATATTTATAATAAAAATTTATAGATGGCTTTATCTAACGACATTAATGAGCTAAATAAGCAAATAAAAGAGCTTGCCCAACAACTTGGTAAAGGGTTAAAGATATTTGAGGAGAGGGAAGTTGAGGAGGCTAAAATTTATTTACAGGGACTTCAAACTGAAGCAAACAAACTTAATAGTGAATTAAATGCTGTAGTTGGCATTTTTCAAAGTATTAATTCAGAATTAACTAAAGGTAGATCTACTTTTAACCAAATCAATTCTTCTTCCAGAAAGTTAGAAAATATAGCAGCCCAAATATTGTATAGGAGGGAAAATATTACAAAAATAAGTGCAAAAGAACTAAAACAACTTCAAGATAAAAGCAAAATTGAATTTGCAAATTTAGCAAGACAAAAAGCAGCTTTAAGATTAACTGGAAAACATAATGACTTAACAACTAAAGAAGGAAAAGCTTATCGAGAAATAAGTGGGATTCTTGAAAAAAATGTTGGATTACAAGCATCGTTTAACAGACAATTAGAATCGGCACTTAAAGAACAAACAGCCATAGAAAATTCTTTAGGATTAACAGGAGCTATTTTAAAAACCATAACAAATATCCCAGGATTATCTTCATTATCCCAATATTTTAATATTAATGAAGCATTAGAATCAGTTGAAGAATATAATAAAAAATTAATAGATAATGTAAAAATTTCTAAAGAATTTGCTTCAAAATTTAAAAGAGTAGATAACTTAATAGATGATTCTTCTTCAAATATAGAAGACATTAATGAAAAATTAAAAGATCAAAATTTAACTGCTACTCAGAGAAATAATTTAGAAAAATTAAGATTAAAAGAAACTCAAAAATTAAATAAAGCAGTAGCCAAAAGATCAGAACTTGAAGCTGAAGCCACTAAAAAAGCATTAGGAGGAATAAATAAATTAAAAAGTGCATTTGTAGGATTACAATCATTAGCAAAAGGATTTTATAAGAGTATAACTGATCCTGCAACTATAATGGCGACTATTGGTAAATCCTTCTTAGAATTTAACAAAGCCAACAGAGAATTTAGACAAGTAACAGGTCAAACTGCTACGAATTTTAATTCGATAGATGATTCAATAGTATCTTTTACTGATCAGGTAAAAACTATAACAGCATTATCTAAAGAGTTAGGTATAAATGTTAATGCAGCTTTTAATAAAGACACTATCCTAGCAGCCACTGAATTAACTGAGTTATTAGGATTATCCTCAACAGAGGCTGCTAATTTAGCATTAAGGGCAGAAGCATTAGGTCAAAATCTATCAGATGTAGATGATGATACTTTTAGTGTTGTTAAAAATTTTAACAGCACCAACCGCAGAGCAGTTAATGTTCAAGATGTTTTAAAAGATACAGCTAATGCATCAGGAATGTTAGCAACTTCATTGGGTAAAAACCCCAAAGCTTTACAAGAAGCAGCTGCAGCCGCACGTGGATTAGGTTTATCTCTTAAAGAAGTTGAAGGTATTGCTGATAGTTTATTAAATTTCCAATCATCCATTGAAGCTGAATTAGAAGCAGAACTTTTAACTGGTCAACAGATTAATTTAGAGAGAGCAAGATCAGCAGCTTTAATGAATGATATGGAAACTTTATCTGATGAAATTGGAAAAAATGAAGCTGTTATAAATGCGTTTGCTTCTGGTAATAGAATACAACAACAAGCAATAGCTAAAGCTATGGGTATTTCTACAGATCAAATGGCTAAAATGTATTTCCAACAAAAATTAAATGCTGGTTTAACTATAGAACAGGCGGCTAAAGCAGCTGATATAAGTGTAGAAGAAGCTAAACGACTAGCAGTTCAAGAACAAATCACAAAATCAGTTGAAAAACTATCAGCGGCTTTTGCTCCTATTTTAGAAATGGTTGCTTCTTTAGTGGATAATTTTGTAGGGATGAGTATTGTTATAGGTGGGATTGTAACAATGATGGGAGTTTCCTTTATAAAAAATTTAGCAATTGCACTTCCTTTCCTTAATCAAATGTTGGTGAAGGTGAAAGCCATTAAATTACAATCCTTAGGATCAGCAATTGCGAATGCTTATAAAGCAGCAATGAATAGTCCTCAAGCATTTGTAACTGGGGGTATAGCAGGTGCCATTATGGGTGCTGCTCTTACTGCTATTATTATGTCTGCTGTTAATAGAGCTTCCAAAAAAGATGACTTTTTACTCCCAGCTGTTGGGGGAAGTGGATATGGAAAACGAATGATTTCAGCTCCCGAAGGTACATTTGCTTTAAATGACAAAGACACCATTATTGCAGGTACTGATTTAGGTAGATCTGAATCGACATCTTCCCCTCAAAATTCTCCCTCAGCCAATATAAATTTAGCTGAAACAAACGCTTTACTTAAACAACTTATTTCCGCAGTCAAAGCTAGTGGAAATACTATAATAGAAATAGATGGAAATAAACTAGGAAAGGTTGTAAAACAGAATGAAGTTTCAATGGGTTAATATTTATAATAAAAACACAAAACTTTTTAACTATGGCATTAGTAAACAAACTTTTAGATGAAGGTTCTTCATTATCCAAATATAATGGAGGGCCTGGATTTGTAAACCCATTATCACGTACTACTTCGGCAATGCATGCTAAGGAAATTACAACTGGAGGTACCAAACCCGGTTATTCCATAGATGCTGCCTTTGAAGCAGAAGTAAATGCTGCTTTCCAGCAATATGATGATGGTGTAACTAACTTTTTACCTGCTCCTACTTTATTAGATGTTAATAATGGATTTAACCCTGTATCACCTTTAAGTGCCCCAGGTGTTTCTCCTATTAATAATACCTTTGCTTTAGGTGAATATGAATTCCAGTTCACTTATCTTTCTTAAGTGGCTTTAATTGAATTAAAAACCAATTTAAAGTCCCTTAAATATGGAGGGGATAGACCAGGAGGAGGCTCAAGTAATCAACCATATGTAACTCGAGAAATTCCTGAAGGAGATTTGCCTGCTAAAGCAGGCCCTGATTTTTTATTAAGAGGAGGCTTTTTAGCTCCTGTTGCAGCTGCAAGGGATGTTAGTAGAATATCCCAAATGTTATTTGATACTAAATCTCCTAATGGTTTTGAATTTATAGCTAAACAAAATATATTATCTAGAACTTCAGTTAAAACTGAGGCATCTAATGGTCCTGCATATGGAGGTAGTGCTTTAAACCAAGGTATCTACAACCCAGCATCTACTATAGCACAGGTTGGGGTTCAAGGGTGGACCGGAACCCATCTTAATTTATTTGGTGTAGATCCTACAGGTTTAAGCCCTTTATCTATAATTAAATATGAAGATTTAACTACAGATCAATTAGGTAGGGGGGGATTTAATATTAAATCTGAAGAAGGGAATAGGTTATTTAATATACTTGATAATATAACAGAAAATAGAAGCACAAACAATTTTAATTTTGAAGGTATAAATTTAAATGTTAATGGTAATGTATTAGAATATGGTGGTGGTCCTGGTTCTATTTTGGGGGTTGGAACTACTAAAATAAGATTTGCTGATCAAAGAACAGGTAACCAAAACCCCGAAAAAACAAATGATCCTCTCCATTTTTATGGGCAAGATAAATCTATAGGTATTAGACAGGCCATATCTTTACGTACCGGAGATGATAAAGTAGAAAAAGTTAATACTCTTAGACCCTATGGAGCTTCTAGTAAATATGTAGATTTTTTAACCACAAAAGGGTTAGACTTTACTAAAAGTAGAGAAGGTTTAATTGATTTTAATAATTCATCTGTTATAGTAGGAGATGGAAGAGCTACTTGGGAAAATAGATTTGCTGCTACTCAAGTTTTATATGACAATCAAGCTCCTCTTAATGATCAAAATAACTTTTTAACTTGGACATATCAAGATTTTGCAAACATTACAGGATCTACTCCTGGTAAAACTGGAGATATAATTGATTTTAGAAAAACCTTACTTGACAACACAGGAGCAACTACTTCTACTATAATATCTTTATCTCCAAGTTATAATCCGAGGGATAAGGAAACCATTGAAGATAGAATCAATTTAGGAAACCCAGGTAGTAAAAAAAATGTTTATAGATACTCTACAAGTACTACTATCTTAGATAAAATTACAGCCTCTCCAATCTTTAAAGCTGAAAATCCCAATCATGGGGGTGACAGAAATGATTTAGTTAAATTTAGTATTGGTATTATCCAAAATGATAATAGTGGAAATGCTAACTACATGCATTTCAGAGCTTTCATAGATTCATTCTCTGATAGTTATAATGCAGCTTGGAGTGATTCCCAATATGTAGGTAGAGGAGATAAATTTTACAATTATACAGGGTTTACACGAGATATTAATTTATCATTTACAGTTTATGCTCAATCAAAAGCCGAACTTATACCTATGTATCGTAAATTAAATTATTTAGCTTCAAGTCTTGCTCCTGATTATAGTGAAGGAGGATTTATGAGAGGTAATTTAGCAAGATTAACTATGGGGGGTTATTTATATAATCAATTAGGTATCATAAAATCTTTAACATATGATATTTCAAATGAAAGTACATGGGAAATTGGGATCAAAGAAGACGGAGAATATGATTCTTCTGTTAAAGAACTCCCACACATGATTAAAGTTACTTCATTTACATTTACACCTATTCAAGAATTTATCCCAAGAGTTGCAATTCCAGGTAAACAACAAAACACTAGATATATTGCTTTAAGTAAAAATGTGGGTAATATAGATAGTAATTATGAGGGCGAAAAACTTGAAGAATACCCATCATCATGAGACGTTACTCCAGAATACCCAAACTAAAAAACATAAACCCTAACGTTGCAACTGAGGGGGTGGAATACTATCGTACAAATTTCTATCCAGAAATTCCCACTCGTGAAACCGACATTTATGTTGAAACAGACTTTGGAGATAGATTAGATTTATTAGCTAATCAATTTTATGGAGATGTAAACTATTATTGGATAATAGCAGCAGCCAACCCCAATGTCGTAGATTTTGGTTCTATCAATTTAACACCCGGTAGCAGAATTAGAATACCTACTGAATTAAATTCTATTTTTGGAAGTTATGTATCATTAAATGAATAATAATGTCGTTATTAGGAAAACCGTTTAGAGACTATGTTAAAACTCAAATTGATAAGCGTGAAGAAGCTTTAGGGAAAGGTCCTACTATAGGTTCAAATAACGATATTTCTAAAACTTTCTTTCAAAATGTTCCTTGGATAAGATTATCAAGTGGAGTTGATTTAACAAATGAAGAAATTATAACTCTTCCTCCTTTAGAAGAATATCAAAACCCTTCTACAACTTTTAATGCTATTAATATTCTTACAAATTCATCTCCATCTACCCCTAATACTTTTACAAGACCCATATCAGGATCTGTTTTAGATAAATTAATAGAAAGAGGATATAATGAAAATGAAATAAAAGGGGCTGAATTAGCAACAAATTTTGTTTTATTTGGGGGAGTTATAAGCCAAGAAGGGGATGTAAATATTACAGATCAACCCACTGTAAAACGATATTCAGGTATAAAAGGTACCTCTCCATGGGGTGGAGCTTATGGTTTTGGTCTCCTTTCAGACATATCAGGTGAAAGAGGATATGTTCCAATGCCAGGTATTGAAAGCGTAGATTTTTCATATAAAAATGATGGAGCTTTAGCTCAAGCTACAGTTAAAATTAAATGTTACAGTCGCTCTCAATTTGAAATAATTGATGTCTTATACATGAGACCAGGTTACACTGTATTGTTAGAATTTGGTCATTCAGTTTTTATTGATAATGAGAACAATGTAGCTAGAGCTGGGGAGGGAAATTATAGTTTTTATACTGAACCCTTCCTAGCAATGAGTGGTAAAATCCCTTTTTCAGGCTTAAAATCTAAAATTTTAAATGAAAAAGAAAAATGGAACGGTAACTATGAAGGTTTTTATGCTAAAATAACAAAATTTAATTGGAGTTTTTCTGATAATGTTTATAACATTACTATAAATTTAGTTGGGTTTGGAGATGTTATTTCTTCATTAAATGCTACTCCTTCTCCTTCTTTTGAAGAAATACAAACTTCATTAGATTTGAAAAAAAGAGATAAAGAAAGAATAGAAGAAAGTCAAACTGCTATAGTATCACAAGCTTTAAAATCTTCATTAAATACTAAACTATTCACTCTCTTTACGAGAGAAGGGGGGAGAATAAAAGAAAGACAGAGAGACTTTGGAGAAAAAGTATCAGGAACATACACGCCCCCAGAAATATTCGACTTAGACATTACAACAGATTTTGATGATAAAAAAGCTTTATACCCACAAGGGATAAAATATAAAAGCTATGATGAAACAACAAAAGTAATTAAAATAGAAACATTTAAAGGATCATTCCCATATTCTCTTTTTCAAGTTTTTAGTGTTAAAGGAGAAGAAAAAAAAGATGCATATTATCCCAACATGTACATTTCATTTGGTGCTTTTTGTGCTATTCTCCAGAATGAAATTAATCTCTTCACTGAAAGTGGAGAATTTTTAATTAATATAGATATAAATTATGCAAATTTAAGTGAAGATAAAAATATAATGAGAGTATTTCCGGGAATGTTTTCAGCAGATCCTTCAAAAGTTTTAATTCCGTATCGTACTCATGAAGGACATACAGATTTTTCTATCTTTAATAAAGGAAGGGAATTAGATGATGTTTTTTTTAAGTCATCTATAATACGAAAATTAATTAATTTAAGTCCCAAATTCTATATAGATAACAACAAAGGCCGTTTAGCTCATGTTTTATTAGACATGGCCTATTTAGCTGATGTAGTTTCTTCAAATGTTAATAAAGATGAAAAAACTTTAACAATATCTCCTTTAAAAATTCTAGAAGATATTTTATCAACTATTAATGAAACAACTGGAGGTATAAATGAATTTAAAGTTATAGAAGATACTGATACAGGTTTTATAAAAATTGTATCTGAAGTACCTCAAGATAATGATGATGAATTAAAATCTATTAATTCATATGGTTTTACAGGAAATAATTTTTCATCACCTAATATAAAAGGATCATTTGTTAAATCTTTAAATCTTTCTTCAGAATTATCTGATGCTTTTGCAACCCAAATATCTGTTGGAGCACAAAATAATAGCTCTCAACAAGGGGGGAATGGAGCAAGTTTTTCAGAATACAATAAAGGGTTAATAGATAGAATTATCCCTGAAAAATTATCTACAAATCCTGAAATTAAAAACCAAGATCCTCCTGACACTCTAGATGGTATTATGAATGGGGAAGCTCTAAGTTTAATTTTACTTTTATACAAAACAAATATAGTTTCAGAAAAACGAGACCAAAGAACAAAAATAGGTGTGTTAGGAGGCCATACTGGTTTAATAATAGCATCAGCAATTAACCTTTTTACAAATGATACATTTCAGTGGTCTTCAGAAGTTATATCATCAGCTTTAACCCTAAATAAAAATTATGCTTCTCTTCTTACAGGAATAAATGCTAAAAAACAATATGCTCCCACTCCATTCTATATCCCATTCAACTTATCTTTAGATTTACTAGGATTAGGAGGTTTACGCATATATGATGGTTTTAAATTTGATGGTAAAGTATTACCCATATCTTATCAACCCGAAAATATTAAACTTATAATTAAGAGTTTGTCACATAATGTGAGTATGGATGGGTGGACTACCAAAATTGAAACAATAGCCCAACCTATAGCTAAATTAAGAAAACCTGAAAATGTTGTATCACCTCGGGCTATTACTTCATCAACTTCCACCCCACCATCTAACAACAGAATACCCCCAGGTAACCCCAACACAACTGAAACTTTACAACAACTAATTGCTAGACTAGAATCTAATAACAATTATAACATAGTTGTTGGGGGGTCTATTGATCCTGATTTAACAAAACGAACAGTTGAACAGAATAGAAACAAATATGGGGATAGGGCTTTAGGAAAATACCAAATCCAATACCCAACATTTAAAGACGTAATGAAGAATACTAACTTAATATTTTCTCCTAAAACGCAAGATGCTACATATTTTAAATTATTGGAAAGAAGAGGTTTGAAACGTTATCAAAGTGGGGAAATTACAATTGAAAATTTTGCTATAAATTTATCTATGGAATGGGCCGCCCTCCCTAGAGGTTCAGATAATATTTCTTTCTATGATGGTGAAAGTAATAATAGAGCCCTAGTTAATTGGGATACTGTTTTACAGGCTATTAGAAATACCTACGGTTAATTATGTATATCCCTAAAAATAGAATCCAAACCAATTTATACACCAATGGTGGGGAATATGTTATTGCTCAAACTCAACAGGAATATATTGGATTTTACCATAAGTTATACACAGGAGAAACTTTTACAGGTAAAAACCCAAATGATAGTAGAATATTAACTTTAATACCTATTTCCCCCCAAAATCAAGAAATTTCTTCCCCTACTGTTAGACTAGCAATATTTACAAATAATAATGATTTAAATTTTCTTCCTATAAAAAACCCGGAACTTTTAAATCAAACTAACATATTTTCATATTTAGAAACTACACAACAACCTATTAACGATAGCCAACCAAGACTTCTCCCCTCTCAATATTACCCATCCCCATCCCCCCAAGACTACCAACTGGGGGTGTTTCAAAGGTATTTTGTTTATAAAATTAACACTGTTGAATTTACAGAGGTGGATAAAGAAACATATGAAAACATTAGAACTAAAAATTCAAACTGGGCTTGGGAATTTTATAACTTCTTTTCTATACCTTGGGAATTAACAGGAAATAAAGAAAGAACATACACCGCTAATCGCAACATTGTGTTAATAGCAGAACGCAGAAATAGAGCACCAGGGTTAGGAAAATTCCTAAGAGAAAATTATTTAAAATTTTATAGAGAGTAGTTGGTTATTTAAACTATTTTTTGTATATTCATGTACAAAAGAAATTTTATGTTTTGGTTAGTTGAAACCCCTACCCAATTTACAGGTTTAAAAGCCTTAAATTATAAGGAAGCGTTTGTAGAAATAATTTCATTTAATAATAACACCCACCCCTGTGAGAATGGTGTGTGTATTATTTATTATAGGCCGTTATCTTCAACGAAAGGGTATATCTTACCCATATCCCACAGCGAAGCCTTATCGCTTGATATAAGCGATATAAAATCATACTTCTCCCAACATGATAAATTATATGTGAGAGATAAAAAAGAATTTTTACATTATATGGTGTTACACAACACCATTGATATCACACTCCATAATCCTTATACCCCAGAACCTCTCCAAATTTACAGGAAATTTTATAAACAACACTCAAACCACCCGTCTATAAATTCCATAATTCCTATTGTTAAACATTATGAATATTGTGAAAAAATATTTTTGGATTTAAAAAATCATATACATGACCCCATCAATAAATTTTACAACAATAAAGCCACAGTGGTGTTCAACGCCTTGGAGCGAAGTGGTTTACGAATTGACAGAGAAAAATTTGAACAGAACTTTCACCCATCAGTTTCAGATTATGTCTACACCCAATACAACTTCAAAACCCTCACCACCCGACCATCCAACCACTTTGGAGGAGTAAATTATGCTGCTTTAAATAAAGAAAATGGTGAGCGAGAAAGTTTTATACCCCGTAATGATATCTTTATTGAATTAGATATTAGTGCTTATCACCCTACAATATTATCTAAATTAGTAGGATATCAATTTGACAACCCAGATATTTATCAAGCATTATCTAAAATATACAATACAACTCGAGATGAAGCCAAGATGTTGACCTTACAACAAATGTATGGGGGAATATTATCTCGTTTTGAAAATGTAGAATTTTTTCGAAGAGTTAATGCTTATATAGATGATTTATGGGATACTTTCCAGTATGGGGGATATGTTAAATGTGATATTTCTGGGTATGAGTTTAGAAGGAGTAAATTAGAGGATATGAATCCTCAAAAACTTTTAAATTATGTTATACAAAATGCTGAAACTGCTTTAAACATAAATCTTTTATGGGCGATGTTTAAAATTTTGAAAGGGTGTAATACAAAGATAGTATTGTATACTTATGATAGTTTTTTATTTGATTTTGATAAAACTGAAAATGAGCAATTTAAATTAATATTAAAGTTGTTTAAAGAACAAAATCTAAATGTAAAGGAAAAACACGGAAAAACTTATAATTTTTAATATAAATTATTATATGTATAATGCAGATATTTAAATATTAATTTTCTGCATTAAATATATAATAATTTGAGTAATAAGTTATTTTGCACCTTTACAACCCTGGAAGACCTAGATGATCTTTTAGATGATATAATTTCTAAGTACACAATAAGATATAATAAAATATTTGTTTTACACGTTAAAAGTAATAATGAATATGTGTGTACATATAATGTTGATTTAGTAAACGTAAGTGAGATTCCCCAAAGCACAATTTTAGTACACCGTAAAAAGGAATCCAACACTTTATATACTATAAATGCTTTAAATGAGTTAATTAAAAGATTAAATGGGGGTGTTGTGGATAAAAGGTTTCCTATAGAATGGAAACATTATCGAAACACTATTCTTTTAACTCAACATGATGAGCTAAAACAATTAAAGACTAAAGTTTTCAAAATAATTGAAATTTAATTTGGCAATTTAAAATAATGTCCGTATATTTAAATCAGTTTCGTAACCAAAAAAAGTTATACTATGAATTTAGATCAAATCAAAAAGCGTTTGGAACAGATGAATCGTCCTTCATCTTACAGTAAGGATGAAACCAAAAATTTATTTTGGAAACCCTCTATTGGGAAACAGGTTATTAGAATTGTTCCTTCAAAATTCAATTCTGATATGCCTTTTACCGAAATGAAGTTTTATTATGGTATTGGTGAGAAAAAGACAATGGCTTCTCCCACTAATTGGGGTAAACCTGACCCTATTATGGAGTTTACTAAAAAACTTCGCCAATCGAATGATAAAGAAAACTGGCGTTTAGCTAAAAAACTTGACCCTAAAGTTCGTATTTTTGCTCCTGTTATTGTTAGAGGAGAAGAACATGAAGGTGTTAAACTATGGCAGTTTGGTAAAAAGATTTATGAGTCTTTTCTTCAAATGGCTGCAGATGAAGAAATTGGGGATTATACTGATATTCTTCAAGGGCGAGACATTAAACTCACAACAGTAGGACCTGAAGCCACTGGCACCAGATACAATGAAACTACTATTAGCCCTTCTTTAAAGGTTTCTCCTTTAGCTACAACTGAAGAAGAAATTAACCGCTTTAAAGAAGAACAAGTTGATCCTATGAAGTTGTTTAAGCCTCTTGAATTTGAGGAAATGAAACAAGCTTTACAAGAATGGTTGTCTCCTGAAGAGGAAGAAGATGAAATTTCTTCAGAACCCGAAGAACCTTTTGATGATGAAAAGGGTACTATTTCTAAATCCAACTATTCTTTGAATCAAAAGGCCAAACCAAAATCTAAAAGTGAACAGTTCGAAGATCTGTTTAGCGAAGAAGATAACGATTTGCCCTTTTAAATAATTTTAATTTATGGCTAGTAGAAAAAGATCTAAATCTTTAACGGAATCCGTCTCCTTGGAACTTAAATCTAATTTTAATTTAGATGCTTTTAAGGAGAAAAAAGGGCTAAAATCCAATGTTAAGTTTAAAGACCAAGAATGGATACCTCTCTCCCAGGCATTTCAAGATGTTACATCAATTCCAGGGATACCCACAGGGCATATTGTTTTGTTGCGTGGACATTCTGATACAGGTAAAACCACAGCTCTAATTGAAGCAGCTGCAGAAGCCCAAAAACGAGGCATACTCCCAGTATTCATTATTACTGAAATGAAGTGGAGTTGGGAACATGCCAAACAAATGGGGGTAGAAGTTAAAGAAATTGTAGATGAAGAAACCGGTGAAATTCTTAATTATGAAGGTCAATTCATTTATACGGATAGAGAAACCATCCAGTCTATTGAAGACGTAGCTTCTTTTATTTTAGATTTACTTGATGAGCAGAAAAAAGGTAATCTTCCTTATGATTTGCTGTTTTTGTGGGATAGTATTGGTTCTGTTCCTTGTGAATTATCTATCAAATCCAATAAAAACAACAATGAATGGAATGCTGGAGCTATGTCTACTCAGTTTGGTAACAATGTAAACCAACGCATTACACTATCTCGTAAAGAAAGTAATCCTTATACCAATACTTTGGTTTGTATCAATAAAGTATGGACCCTCAAACCTGAATCTCCTATGGGACAACCCAAATTGATGAACAAGGGAGGTTATGCTATGTGGTTTGATTCAACCTTTGTTATTACATTTGGTAATGTTATGTCAGCTGGGACTTCTAAAATCAAAGCTATTAAAGATGGAAAGCAAGTTGAATTTGCAAAACGTGTAAATATTCAAATTGATAAAAACCATATCAATGGTATTACTACTCGAGGTAAAATAGTTGTTACTCCTCACGGCTTTATCAATGATAATGATAAGGAATTAAAACAATATAAAGAAGACAGAGCCGAGGAGTGGAAAGCTATTTTGGGTGGTGTTGACTTTAAAGTTGTAGAAGAAGATCAAGCTGATGAAGGTATTACTTCATTTGCCCAAGAACCTGATTAATATGAAAAAACCAGAACTACTTCAACTTTTGAGTGAGGTATCTGAACAACAAGAATCCCCTTCCCACAAACGAGTTCTTTTAATAGACGGACTTAACCTATTTTTCCGAAATTTTGCTATGCTCAACATGGTTAACCCCAGTGGAGCTCATATTGGTGGGTTAGGGGGATTCTTACGTTCATTAGGACCCTTAATTCGAGATATTCAACCAACTGAAATCTATGTTATATTTGATGGGATGGGTTCTGCTAACAATAGAAAAAATCTAATCCCAGAATACAAATCAGGCAGAAATGTTCAACGCATTACTAATTGGGATACCTTTGATGATTTGGAAGAAGAGCATGATGCTAAAATTACTCAGATTGTAAGATTAGTTCAATATTTAAAAACATTACCTGTAAAAACTTTATCTATAGATAAAGTAGAAGCAGATGATATTATTGCTTATTTATGTGATAAAATTCCAACCCATCCTAATGATAAAATTTTTATTGTATCTAGTGATAAAGACTTTCTACAACTAATAAACCAAAATGTTATAGTTTATAGACCTATAGAAAAAGAATTTTATACAGAACAGACAGTTTTAGAACGATATAACATTCCATCTAAAAATTTTATCATATATAAAACATTATTGGGAGATAGTTCTGATAAAATTAAAGGGGTTAAAGGTTTGGGTTCTAAAGGAATTTTGAAAAAATTTCCTGAATTGGCTGAAGAAATATTATCTTTAAGTGATATTTTTAATATATGTGAATCTAAACTCAAAACCCATGTAATATATGCTAGAATATTACAAAACCTTGAAGAGCTTGAAAAAAACTATAGGGTAATGGATTTAAGTAACCCAATGCTAGATGAACATGATAAAAAATATTTAAATAGAATTATCCAAACATCTGAGTTAAACTACTACCCAGAACAATTTATTCTAATGTATAAGGAAGATCAACTTGGAGGTCTAATAAGAAATCCTGAGATTTGGGTAAAAGATATGTTTGGAAAACTTTATAATAAACAATAGCCGATGACACTTCAATCAATTGATCAATATGGAACTGCATTTCAAATTAAGGTTATATCTTCTTTACTTACCCATAAAGAATTTTTAAAAAATATTCAAGATATTTTAAGTGACGAGTATTTTTCTAATAATGCTCATAAATGGATTATTAAAGAAATATTAAAATATGCAGATAAATACAACACAACTCCTTCTATGGATGTGTTGAAAGTTGAATTGCAAAAAGTTAGTAATGAAGTATTAAGAGTATCTATTAAAGAACAGCTTAAACTTGCTTATCAAGCCTCGGATGAAGATTTAAAATATATCCAAGAAGAATTCTCTTCATTTTGCAAAAACCAACAATTGAAAAAAGCGTTGTTATCTAGCGTTGATTTGTTACATGCCGGGGATTATGATTCTATTAGAGGTCTCATTGATAATGCGCTAAAAAGCGGTCAAGATAAAAATATAGGTCATGAGTATAATAAAGATGTAGAATCCAGATACCGTGATGATTTTAGATCAATTGTTCCAACCCCATGGGAACCTATTAATGAGTTAATTCAAGGAGGATTAGGGAATGGAGACTTAGGCTTAATATTTGGCAACCCAGGTGGGGGTAAATCTTGGACATTAGTGGCTTTAGGAGGATATGCTGTCAAAATGGGATATAATGTTTTACATTATACCTTAGAATTAGGTGAAGCTTATGTTGGTAGAAGATATGATGCATTTTTCAGCAACATAGCTGTTGATTCTCTTCAAAACCATAGAGATAAAATTGAAGAATCAGTTTCAACTCTTGAAGGTGAATTGATTATAAAGGAATATCCTATGGGTAAAGCTACCATCAATACTATTGAATCCCATATCCAAAAAGTATCTGACCTTGGCATTACTCCAGATTTAATTATTATTGACTATGTTGATTTATTATCAACTAGAAAAAAAACATCTGATCGTAAGGGAGAAATTGATGATATTTATACAAGCACTAAAGGTTTAGCTAGAGAGATGAATATTCCCATTTGGTCAGTATCTCAAGTAAACCGAGCTGGTGCTAAAGATGATATTGTGGAAGGAGATAAAGCTGCTGGTTCTTATGATAAAATTATGATCAGCGACATATGTATTTCTTTATCACGTAAACGAAAAGATAAAGTAGATGGAACTGGAAGATTTCATATTATGAAAAACCGATATGGTATGGATGGACTAACCTTTGGAGTCAAAGCCGATACATCAACTGGCCATTTTGAAGTACATGAATATAATCCTGATGATGAATCCCCAGAGCCCAACCCTACCAGCAATTTTGATTCTGGATTTGATACTTTTGATAAGCAGTTATTGCAGAATAAGTTCTTTGAACTCAATTCTTAAATCAATTAAAAATTAAACTTATTATGTCTAACAAGAAATCTCTTTTAAAAGAACGTATTGTATATAAACCATTTGAATATCCTGAAGCACATGATTATTGGTTAAAACAACACCAAGCCCATTGGCTTCATACAGAAGTTCCAATGATGTCAGATATAAATGATTGGAAGCAAAATTTAAATGAAACCGAAAAAAACATTGTAGGTTCTATTTTAAAGGGATTTGCCCAAACTGAAACTATAGTTAATGATTATTGGACAGGCTTGGTTACTAAATGGTTTAGAAAACCTGAGATTATAGCTATGGCTACTACTTTTGGGGCTATGGAAACAATCCATGCTGAAGCTTATTCTTTATTAAATGAAACACTTGGACTTGACGACTTTTCAGAATTTCTCGAGGATGAAACTACAATGGCTAAAATAGAAAACCTAATAAATGTTAGGGATAGCTTTGATGGGGAGAAAAATTGGCATGAAATTGCTAAATCTTTGGCAATATTTTCAGCATTTACTGAGGGTGTAAATTTGTTTTCTAGTTTTGCTGTTTTACTTTCATTTAAGATGAGAAATAAACTTAAAGGTGTGGGGCAAATTGTTGAATGGAGTATTAGAGATGAAAGCATGCATTCAGAAGCGGGATGTTGGTTATTTAGAACACTTATCAAGGAAAACCCTGAGCTCAAGAATCAGGAGCTCCAAACAGCCATAAATGGGGCTGCTTTACTTTCTCTTCAACTTGAATTAGACTTTATTGATAAAGTGTATGAGTTAGGAGATCTAGAAGGGTGTTCAAAATATAATTTACAAAACTTTATCAAAAATAGAGTCAACACCAAACTTGGAGACTTAGGATATGGTCCTATCATTCAGGATGTTGATTTGGCAGCAGTAGATAGAATGAAATGGTTTGACCACTTATCTGCAGGAAAACAACATTCCGACTTCTTCTCCACAAGGGTCACTAATTATTCAAAAGGAGTTCATAAATGGGATGAAAGTATTTTCTAATATAGGTAAAAAAATCAGAAACTATAGACTCAAACAAATTGGATCCTGAAAAATTATTTATAGATCAAAATGTTCAAGATAATGAAGGGGATACTTTAGAATATAGGGGAGAAATTCCTTATGAATTTATAACTAATATAGAAGAATATTAATAATGAATAAAATTGATAAATTAGGGGTGATTGTTCAAGAAGAAATCAAAAGATTTTTTCAAACTAACCCATATAATTTAAAAGATAGACTCATATTAGAGAATGAAATCATACTAGGGGAACTCCTCAACCCTGACAATGCTTTACCATATTCAGGAGATAAGGGATGGTTTTACTATACTGACCCTCAAGGGGTTGAATTTTTTGTTAGGGCCTTTTACAACCCTACTCGTGATTATATAGAATTAAAAACAGGATGGTTAGATGATGATGGGAAACCTACTTATGAGCCTTCAGTACCTTATGGAAATAAAAAAACCAACACTAAAGATATCCACTCAAGATCAGATACTGTAGCTAAAATTTATAGAGATGAAATTTTACCTTTCTTTGATTTACAAGATTTAAGTGATATCTTAGTTATAGATCCTATATCCTCTAGTAGAAGTAAGTTTTCTGAAAGACTAGTAAACAAATTTACCCCCCAAGGTAAGTATGATATAGAAAAAGACAGATTAAAAATTATAATAAGAAAAAAATCAAATGGACAATAGTTTAACAGCCGATACAACACAATGGGTAGTAGGAAAAGACTACCCTGAATATTACGATGAAGTAGCTCTATCAACTATTTCTAAAGGATACCTCTTACCAGGAGAAACCCCAAGAAAAGCATTCAGAAGAATATCTAAAGCAGTAGCAGATAGACTTAATCGCCCTGACTTAGAAAACAAATTCTTTAAATATATTTGGAATGGATGGATTGGGTTAGCCTCTCCTGTTTTATCTAATATGGGAACTGATCGTGGTCTGCCTATATCATGTGTGACTGGAGATACTTGGATTAACACTTTGGATGGGGTAAAAAGGGCAGATCAAATAGAAATAGGAGATAAAGTTTTAACCCATAAGAATAGATTTAGGAAAGTTACTAAAATAATTCCTACTAAACAAAAAGGGGACATATACGAATTGCAAGTTAGAACTCGAACTACTAAACTCCATATTACAGGAAACCATTTAGTATTAACTAATACAGGATGGAAAAGAGTAGATGAGTTAGATCCTAAAAAGGATTTAATAGCAACTAATGCTAGCATTAATTTTGAAACTTCTATCAAAGATAATTTTTATTTAAATATACAAGATTATATTTCTAAAGATGATTATCTAATTGAAGGGAATACTTTAATTAATAAAAATAAAAAACATACAGGGGGAGATAATATAAATAATAAAATAAAAGTTACTCCTGAGTTAATGTGGGCTTTTGGTTTATGGTTAGCTGATGGAACTATTAACATACAAAAAGGTACCCCCTGCACTATCAGTTTAGTGTCCAACTTAAGTAAGGAAAAAGATTTAAGTTTTAAATGGGCTAATATAATCAAATCCCACTTTAATTTAAATTATGCTACCCACGAAGTAGATTCTCAAAACTGTATTCATCAACATTTCTCTAATAGATTTATTGGGAAAGCTTTTTATGAAATTTTTAATCATAAATTTGATAAAAAACGTATTCCTAGTTGGGTGTTTGATCTTCCTAAAGAACATCAATTAAAGTTATTAGAAGGGTTTTATGAAGGAGATGGTAATAAAGCTGGAAGGGGGGAAAGATACCAAATAACTATAGCTAATCCTGAGTTGTTATCCCAATTATTTTATATTGCCCTTAATAATGGAAATTTATGTTCATTAAATCTTAAGGAAAAAGCCTCTAAAAAAAGTTCTAAACCTAATAATTATACTTTTTCTTATTTAGATACTGAACAAACTATCCAAAGGCAAAAAGATTATTTTGGAATTCCCTTCACAGATGGAAATAGATATTGCAATATAAAATCTCTAAAGAAAACTAATTTAATTAAAGATGTATTTGATTTCACTGTCGAAGAAGATCATTCATTTAGTTGTGCAGGAGTAATAGTCCATAATTGTTTTGGTATTGACACTCCAGACTCAATTAGAGGTATTGGGTTAACTAATGCTGAATTAATGAAACTTACAGCTTTAGGGGGAGGGGTTGGCATCTCTGTTTCCCGAATCCGCCCACGAGGAACCGAAATTCGGGGTAATGGTAAATCTGAAGGTGTAGTACCCTGGTGTAAAATTTATGATTCCGCTATCATAGCCACAAATCAAGGCTCAGTCAGAAGAGGTGCCGCTTCTGTTAATTTAAATATCAACCACCCAGACATTAAAGAATATTTACAGATCAGAAGACCTAAAGGAGATCCTAACCGTCAATGTTTAAATCTTCATCAATGTGTTGTTGTGGATGACTCTTTTATGAGAAAACTCTACGATAGAGATGGAGAAGCTATGTCATTATGGCTAGAGATACTTAAAACCCGTGTAGAAACAGGTGAGCCATATATCATGTTTAAGGATAATGTTAATAAAAACAATCCTTTAGCTTATATGATGAATAATTTGGATGTTTCGATGACCAATATTTGTACAGAAATAACACTCCATACCGACGAAGAACATTCATTCATTTGTTGTTTATCTTCTTTAAATTTAGCCAAATATGATGAATGGAAAGATACAGATGTAGTAGAGACTGCTATTTACTTTTTAGATGGTGTAATGCAAGAATTTATTGATAAAAGCAATGGTAAAGAATCTATGATTCGTACTCACCGCCATGCTAAAAAAGGTAGAGCCTTAGGTTTAGGTGTAATGGGGTGGCATTCTTTACTTCAACAAAAAGGCTTACCATTTAACTCAATAGCCTCAACTGCTTGGACTCATACTATTTTTAGTGATATTAGAAATAAAGCCGAAGCTACTTCTAGACAACTAGCTCAAGAATATGGTGAGCCTTTATGGTGTAAAGGTACAGGTATGAGAAATACTCATCTTCTAGCTATAGCCCCCACTGTATCTAATTCCAGGATTAATAATTGTTCAGCAGGTATTGAACCAATTCCAGCAAACATATATACATTTAATGGGGCTAAGGGTACATTTATCGTTAAAAATAAAGAACTTGAAACATTATTAGAATCTAAAGGACATAATACTGAAAAAATATGGGATCAAATCTTATCAGATAATGGTTCAGTACAGAACTTACCAAATGAAATCTTAAGTGAAACTGAGAAAGAAGTATTCTTAACATTTGCTGAAATCAATCAATTAGGTTTAGTTCAACAAGCAGCTATTAGACAAAAATATATTGATCAAACTCAATCTTTAAATTTAGCATTTGCACCTACTGATTCTCCAAAGTTTATAAACTTAGTCCATATGGAAGCATGGCGTTTGGGAATAAAAACCCTATATTATTTAAGAACTGATTCAGTAATTAAAGGAGATTTAGGGTCACGTACAAGTGAAGGTTGTTTAAGTTGCGAGGGTTAATAAATGTAGAGAGGAAGTGTGTGGAGTTTCACACATTTAGTGCAAATTCATGTCTAGACCCACACCTTCTTCTTTTTCTTAGTATGTATTACCGCACTAAATGTATTAATATGACTAAGATATATTACCTTCATGAAGGGGACAACATCCCAATTTATATAGGAAAAACCATCTCCCCTCTTAAAAAAAGATTAAACCACCATAGATGTAAAAAATCTCAACCTTACTTACAAATTGAGATTATAGATGAAGTTCCTAATGAAGAATGGAGGTTTTGGGAAGAGTTTTATATAATTTTATTAATCTTACATCTTTACCTGAAGATTTACAAGTGGGACATCAGCTTTATATAGGAGGAGCTGCTCTCGAGGAAAACTCTGATGAAGAAATAAAAGCTATGCTTGGGCCTACCGGATTTATAAAAGGCGAAATTCTTGCGTAAAATTATAAATTTTTCCCAAAATTTATTATATTTATAATAAAAAAAGTAAATATGAATTCACAACTTGAAATTTATTACTGGCAAAAATTAGCAGGAATCATAACTGAATCTCAGTATTATGAGAAAAAAAGATTACTTGAAGTTTCTATAGAACAATTAAAAACTCAATTTGTTGATACTAATAAAGTATCTCAAGAAGTTTTTGATGCTATTCTAGATGCTGCAAATTCAGACTCAGCATATGCTACTTGGTTAACATCAAGAGTGGCAAAAAATTTAATTAAAGCCGAAGATGTTTATAAATACGAAGAATATTTAGATATTTTTACACGTAATAAAAATAAGTATCCTATAAAAGATATTAACCAAATTAAAACAAAACCGCAATTAGATGATTGGCTTTCACAAACCTTAGAGATAAAGAAGGGGGAAAGTGAAGATATTTCAACTGTAAAAGGTATCAAAAAATCCGATAAATATAAAGAATTAGAAATTGGTCAGGTTGATGGGTTTGTGGTTTATAAACTTCCAAAAGGAAGGACAGATTTTTATGGTACATCATGTGAATTAGGTTCAGGAACAGAATGGTGCACTGCAACGGGTAAAACACGTGCGCTTTTTGATGATCATATCAAAAAAGACGATCTGTATATTTTCGTTAGAGATAATGAAAAATATCAATTTCATTATGCTACAAACCAATTTAAGGATGTAAATGACATTTCAATTTCTTAAATTTTAAAACATTTATTATGAATACATTAGACAAAATTAAACAAATCCTAACATCAAAATATACTATTATTGGTTTTACTTTAGTAGTAAGTGCTGTAGTTTATTTTAAAGGTTTACCTTTAGTAGGTGGTATAGCTTTAGGAGTAGCTGGAGTAAAATTGTGGGATATTTTAAAAAAATAAAACAAAAAACCATATAAAATATGTTGGGGAGGTATAGTATTTCTATACCTCCCTTAATATTTATAATCAACAGTTTCACCATAAACATACATAATCTTTACATATGAAAGAAGTTAACTTAACTCCCATAATAGTATCATTATCAACATTTGCAGCATTTATATGTTCTTATTTTTTAGAAATTACTATGGATAATGCTGAACAATATTTAGCAATAGCAGGAGTTATATTTGCTGATGGTTTTTTTGGGGTATTAGCCGGTATAAAACGTGAAGGATTTAAAACATATAAAGCATTGAAAATATTAAAATCCATAGTAGCATGGTCTATCATACTAACAGTTATACTAATGGTAGAAAAAGGATTTCAGGGATCAGGTTGGTTAAGTGAAACTATTATAATACCTTTTATGGTATTTCAATTAATAAGTGCTTTGAAAAATGCTTCAATGGCTGGTTTAATTAAAGTAGAAGAATTAAATAAAATTCTAGATAGAATAGATAAACATAAAGGGTTACGAATTTAAAATTTAAGGTTATATGTTTGAAAAAATAAAAGAAAGGTTATTTCCCTTTTTAATAGCACTATCAGCTTTATCTGTATCTGCATCTGCAGCATTTTATTCAATTACAGGTTTAAGTAAATTATTTGCGGGTGCAGCTTTAGAAGTTATAATAATGGCCTCAGCTTTAGAGGTAGCTAAACTTGTTATTGCTTCTCTTTTATACCAATATAGAAAATCTTTACCTAAAATCCTAAAGGGGTATCTAACATTAGCTTGTATTGTATTAATGTTAATTACATCTATGGGGATTTATGGTTTTTTATCAGCTAGTTATCAAGAAGTTGCTAATAAAACCCAATTAAGTGAAAATAAGATAGAATTAATAGAGAAAAAAAGAGATAATATTCAGGAACAGTTAAATTTTTTATCTGGAGAAAAACAATCTATTACTAATTCTATTTCAGAACTACAAAAAGGGCTATCTAATAATGTAATTCAATATAAAGATCGTGAAACAGGAGAAATTATAACCACAACTTCCACCTCTACCAGAAAAGCTCTAGAAAAACAACTAGATCAATCTATTGATAGGCAAAACGCCTTAAATTCAAAAATTGATAGTTTAAATACTGTTTTGTTTAATTATGAAACTGAAATGTTTGAAATAGAACAAGAAAGTGAATCAGCATCTGAATTGGGTCCCTTAAAATATTTGTCTAATATTACAGGAACTCCCATGAATAAGATTATTAATTGGTTATTATTAACAATAATTTTTGTGTTTGACCCATTAGCTATAAGCCTAGTAATAGCAGCTAATTTTGCATTTGAACAGTTAAAAAACAAATATAAACAAAATATTTATGGTGAGATTGTTCCTCAAGTAGAAACTCCCCAACCCGCAACTGTTACTGAAGTATCTTCTTCTATAAGTCCCCCACCTTCAGAAAAAAAATCTTCTCCTTTAATTCCTTCTGGTCTTTCAGCTTGGCGAAGAAACAAAATAGCTAGAGAAAATCAAAAAAAAGATGATGATTTAACAAAAATTTACTAATTTTTTTTGGTTTTTTGAAAAAATTTTATTATATTTAGGGAAATAAAACAAAAGTTATGTATAAAGTATTTGATAAAATCAATGAAAAATTAGTTTTATCTGAGATTCAAAAGCTTAAACCTCTTAAATACAACCAATTTTATTGGTGGAGGCGCTTTGCTCCCAAAAATTCTCCTCTTTCTAAAAATGCCCCTTTATGGGATATGATTGTTAATGGTGATTTAGATTTTTCTCATTATTATTGGCAAGCCCTCTACTCAGAGATAGAAATCAATGAGAAGTACAAAAGATCCAAAGATCACCACATGTATTTAGAAACCACTTCCATCGATAGAGAACGTCGTGCTAAATTATGGGCAGATTTTGAAAAAGATGAAAAAGCAAAACTTGCACTTATCAAAAAATTATTCCTTAGAAATTTCTTTATCACATCAGAAGAATATGAAAAAGAAATCATCAGTTTTGGAGATGATTTAAGAGAGTTTTATCTTTATTGTAAATTAACTTATGGTAAACGACAAGTAATTCCTTCTCGTCGAGGCAGACCACCAAAAAAGAAAAAATGAGAGTATCGCACGAATTTCCTATTGATTATTTAAAAGAAGGTCAACAATATATTGATTACGAGTTTTGTTTACCTCATCTTTTAGATCAAAGCGATAAATACAAAGAATATTTTTTAGAAGCCAAACAAAAGGGTCGTTATATTATAATGGATAATTCTCTACATGAGTTAGGTGAACCCTATTATGCAGATAGACTTTATTATTGGCTTAATAGTTTGGAACCCAATGAATTTATAGTTCCTGACTATTGGGAGGATGTAAATGCTACACTAGTTACGGCTAAAGAGTGGATTAATAGAAAAATTCCTACATCTATTACACTAATGGCTGTAGTTCAAGCCAGTAATAAATTTGATGCTATCAGATGTTATGACATATTAAAAACTCAAGGCTATAAAAAGATTGCATTTTCATATGGAGCTAACTGGTACTATCAAGAAGGCTTACCCACCACCCCAGATAAAAACAACAAGCTTTTAACCAAGGGGCATGGTAGGTATAATTTTATTAAGGAATTATATGATAAAGGCTTAATAACTAATAATGATAAAATCCATCTATTAGGATGCAACTTACCCCAGGAATTTGCATTATTTAAAGAATTATCTTTTATTGATACTATTGATACTTCTAATCCTGTAATCCATGGTTTAGCTGGAATTAAATATGAAGATTATGGTCTATTAGATAAAGTTCTACATAAAGTAGACCGTTATGTAGGAGATGAAGATAATTGGGATATTGTTGTACATAATATAAACAAATTTAAAACATTTATAAAATAAAAATTATGCAATTAACATTTAACCACCCAGATTTCCAATCCCGCAAACACTGTGTAATTAGTCTTAGTGGGGGAATGGATAGCAGCACTCTTCTACTTAGAGCCCTATCTGAGTATGATTCAGTTACAGCTTTATCTTTTGATTATGGACAAAAGCATCGAGTTGAGCTTGAAAAAGCTCAATCTCTTATAAATTATCTTAATGATGCTGGTTATAAGATTACCTATGAAGTAATTAAACTTAATGGCCTTTCAAAACTTCTTAATTCTGCTCTTGTAACTGGGGGAAATGAAGTACCGGAAGGTCATTATGCTGAAGAAAATATGAAAGCAACCGTGGTTCCAAACCGCAATAAAATCTTTGCTTCAATTGTCCAAGCAGTTGCGCTTTCAATTACTGATAAAACCGGTGAAAATTGTGATATTGCAATGGGAATCCATGCAGGGGACCATGCAATCTACCCGGACTGTAGACCAGAATTTCGCAATGCAGATGATTTAGCTTTCCGTTTGGGTAATTGGGGAGCTGAAAGAGTAAACTATTACACACCTTATCTTAAGGGTGACAAATTTACTATTCTTCAAGATGGAGAGTATCTATGTAAAGAACTAGGTTTAGATTTTGATGAAGTATATTTACGTACCAACACATCTTACAAACCATATCCATCAGGTAATTCCGATTATAAATCAGCTAGTAGTGTAGAGAGAATTGAAGCATTTATTAAGCTTGGTCGCCCTGATCCTATACAATACGAGGATGAAACTGGTAAGGTAAGTTGGGAAATAGCTAAAACTCATGCTGAAAAAGTATTAGCAAATCATGAGTGATGGTATTAGTGAAACTAGAAAAGGAACATTTTTTATAAACAGAAGTAAAAGTTTAAATATGAATAAAGGAATTTTATTTTTTAGTGCCCCATGGTGTTCAGCCTGTAAACAGATTGAACCTAAAGTAGATATTTTAATATCAGAGGGTGTTCGTGTAAACAAAGTTAATTGTGATTATGATGCTGTAATGACAGAACGTTATAAAATTAAAAGCATTCCTACTTTAATTTTAACCGATCTACAAGGTAATGAGATCAAGAGAATGGTTGGAGCCCAATCTAATTTACAACAATTAAAAGAATGGTATAATGGGTAATATACAATATATTAGCCGAAAGGGTAATTTTGACTCAGGCCATAGAGTTATGAATGAACGTATGAAATGTTTTAACATTCATGGTCATACTTATCTTTATGAGCTTACATTCTCATTTGAAAATATGGAAGAGATTGGTTATGCAATTGATTTTAAAGAAATTAAACGTGTATTTTGTCAATGGATAGATGATATTTTTGAATTCCATAATATGTATAATAAAATAATATTATGGAAACAAAAAATACTAAAAATTGTATAAAATGCAATGTAGAGAAAAATATTGAAAGTTTTGGAAAAGATAAATCGAGAAAAGATGGTTTAAAATATAAATGTATTGAATGTGATAGACAATTTCAAAAATTCATGTATTCAAAACATAAAGATAAACACAATCAATATATGAAAGAATGGTATCAAAATAATAAAGATACACATAAAAAAAAATCAAAAGAATGGGTTAAAAATAATATTGAAAGAAATAGAGAAATTCAAAGTAATTATCGTAAAAATAATTTAGAAAAAGTTAGAGATTATGATAATAATTGGAAAAAAGAGAAAAGAAAAAAAGATTTAAATTATAAAATTAAAGTTATTTTAAGAGAAAGAATAAGAGATGGGTTAAAAAATAATTATAAAAGAGGTAAAGTATTAGATCTTCTAGGTTGTTCTATTGAAGAATATAAATTATATTTAGAAAAAAAATTCAAAAAAGACATGAATTGGGGTAATTATGGAAAATATTGGGAAATAGATCATATAATTCAACTTCATACTTTTGATTTAACTAAAATTGAAAACCAAAAAATAGCTTTTAATTATAAAAATACTCGACCATTAACAATACAACAAAATAGACAAAGAAAAAAATATGAATAGAAAAACAATACAATATATTACTCAAAAAACCAATCTAGATTGTGGGCATAGAGTTATGAATGAACGCATGAAGTGTTTTAATATTCATGGACACACTTACCTAACAGAATTAACTTTTAGTTTTGAAAGTATGGAAGAAATAGGATACGCAATAGACTTCAAGGAGATTAAGAGAGTATTTGTTCAATATCTTCAAGACTATTTAGATCATGGTATGATTTTAAACCCACAAGATCATGCTCTTATAAATACTACCCGTGAATATGGTTCTAAATTGTGGTTGATGTCCTTAAATGGGGAGGAAGGTTATTGCAATCCATCAGTTGAAAACATTGCTAAAGAAATATTTATAGCAATGCATATTTTATCTGATACTCTTTATCAAGATACTCCAACTGGATTGAAAATTCATAAAGTTAAAATTTATGAAACTCCTAATTGTTGGACAGAATGTTTTAAAGAAAGTATTTCAAAAGAAGAATTAATTAATTTTGGAACGGTTCGTCAAGAAGAAATTATCGCTTATGCTAAAGATAAGGGAGTAATTGAATACGATGATAGAAAAATATAATATGAATATTTCAAGAATGACTGAGGAGGAATCAAAATAGCATCTATGTTTTTCTAAATTTTTGTATATTTATGATAAAATATATTATGAAAATTACAAAAATATATTTAGTTAAAGGATGTTATGGTGATTGGAATAAGATTTATATAGGTAAAACTATAAATAAATCTAGAAAAAATGATCATAAAAGGAAATATGGGTATGACATTGATTATGAGATTTTAGAGGAAATAAAGGGAGTAGATAAAAAACTGTGGAAACCCCGAGAAACCTATTGGATAAATTATTATGTAAATCTAGGTTTTGAAATTTTAAATAAACAGTTAAAAGGAGGAAGTGGTGTTGAATTTCATAGTCAAAAAACTAAACAAAAAATCTCTCAATGGAGAAAACAAAATAGAATTAGAGTGAGAAAAGATATTGAATCTAAAAAAGATGAAATAATTGAACTTTACTTAGGTGGGTTAGGACCTCATAATTTAGGAAAAAAATTTCAATGTCATCCTGATGTTATTAAAAGGATTTTAAGAGAAGGCAACATTAAATTCAGAACCCCTTCAGAATCCCAAAAATGTAGAAAAGGAGAAAAAAGAAGAAAGGATATTTGGGGTAGGATTAGTGAAATAAAATCCTTATATTTACAAGGTAAAAACTACACAGAACTAGGTAAAATTTTTAATACTAGTGGTGTTCAGATAAAAAAAATGTTAAAAAAAGAAGGCTTATTATGAAAGAAAAGTTATGGGATAAAACAAATCCTGGTCGAATTGAGGATTATAACAAAATACTCCCTATTGTAGAATTATACCTATGCATCCAGAGTGAGGGTAGTAGATCTGGTAGACCTACAATTGCAGTCCGTACTACGTCTTGTACTCACCGTTGTTGGTTTGGTGAAGGTGGGTGGTGCGATTCCTGGTACACGAGTATCCACCCAGAAAAAGGTAAATTTACCTTTAATGACATCATAGCTATTTATGACGAGAACCCACAGGTAAAAGAAATGATGTTAACTGGGGGTTCTCCTACCATGCACCCCAAATTAGTAAATGAGTTAACTCATTTTGCCTATGAAAGAGATATTATTATTACAATTGAAACTGAAGGTTCTCATTTCATACAAACTGATTATCCTATTGGGCTCATTTCTTTTAGTCCTAAATTTTCTAATAGTATACCTAAATTAGGAACTCTTACACCTAATGGTAAGGTTGTAGATGACAAGTTTATAGCTCAACATAATAAACTTCGTTTAAACAAAAATGCTATTATTAAATCTATAGAATATCATTCTGATTATCATATGAAAGTAGTGGTAAATCCAATTGAAGATTTGGAAACATGGAAAGAAATTCGTTCATTTATGGATGAATTAAATATTCCTAAAGAAAAAATCTGGATTATGCCCCCAGGAGATAATCGTAAAGAATTAATTAGGGTTTATCCTATGGTAATCGAATGGTGTACTAAAAATCATTATAATTTTACAGGTAGAGAACACATTATAGCTTTTGATGTAGCTCGTGAAGTTTAAAATAAAAAATAGATGGAAAATAAACGTAGAAAATTCCACACAAACATTGAATGTGTGCAAAAAGGTTTTGCAAATGGGGTTGCTGAAGATTATCCTCTTTCTGAAGAACAGAAACAAGATATGATTAAAGAAGCTGCTTACTATTATGGTAAATTTTTAACGGCTTTAAAATGTGATTGGGAAAATGATCCTAATTCAATGGAAACTCCTATGCGAATAGCTAAAAAATATGTTTTAGAGCAATGGGCAGGTAGGTATAATGGGCCCCCTCAAATTACTTCATTCCCCTCAGATGGATACCAAGGAATGATTTTAGAATGTAATATCCCATTGACGTCAATGTGTAGCCACCATCATGAAAATATTTTAGGGCGTGTTCATGTAGCATACATTCCAGGAAAAGATGGCCAAGTAATTGGTTTATCAAAACTTAATCGTTTAGTTGAACATTTTGGTAGACGTGGTGCTATTCAAGAACAACTAACAATTGCAATTCACCAAGCTGTAGATAAAGTATGTCAAGGTAATATTGGAGTTGCAGTTTCGATAGTAGCATCCCATCAGTGTGTTTCATGTCGTGGCACTAATCACCAAGGTGCAGTCATGGTTACTAATGAACTCTCAGGAGCTTTTAAAGAAAAACCAGAAGTACGTAAAGAATATTTTGATTCTATTAAAATGGCTAACCAACACCATCAAAACTTTTAGTAGACTTTATTTACTCTTTTAGGGGTTTCATATATTTATAATAAAATATAAATTATGATAATATATTTAACTACCAATTTAGTAAATAAAAAACAATATATAGGTAAAGATAGAAACAATAACCCCCATTATTTAGGTGGGGGTGTTCTTCTTAAAAAAGATATTAAAGTTTTTGGAAAATCAAAATTTAAAAAAGAAGTACTTGAAATTTGTTCTTCCATTGAAGAATTAAAACAAAAAGAAGTATATTGGTTAGAATATTTTAACGCTTCTGAAAATTCTAATTTTTATAATTTAACTAATAAAAGTGGAGGAAGTGATAAAGGTCCTACCAAAACTTTACTTTACCTAAATAGAGGAAAAAGTATTTCTAAATCTAGAAAGGGCAAAACCTACCCTTTAGCAAGTGAAGCTCAAAAGAATATTAAAAAATCTAAAGTTAGTAAAGCTTTAAAAGGTAAACCTAAAAGTGAAGAACATAAAAAAAACCTAAGTGAAAGTAAAAAAGGTATATCTAGTAAAAGAAAAGGTAAACCTGATCATAAACAAAGAGGAGTCCCAAAACCCGGAGCTGGGGGGAAAGGTAAATCTAAAGTAGGAGCTGGACCTAAAACTGGAAGGTTTATATTAAATACTGAAACTGGAGAAGTATTTTCTTCTGTTAAGGAATGTATGGAAAAATTTGGAATACATAAAAGAAAAATGTATTTTATATTAAAAGATAAAAAAGGAAAATTTAAACACATTTAATGAAATTAAAAACTTATGTTGATTGGGAATCATTTGAATGTTTGGTAGATAAATTAACTAACCAAATATTAAATAATGATTATTCTATTGAATATATCACAGGCATTCCCAGGGGAGGAACAATCCCCGCTGTGGTTTTATCACATAGATTAAAAATTCCTTATTGTAATTTTTCTTCATCTTTACCACCAAATACTTTAGTAGTTGATGATATAGCTGATACTGGGAAAACATTAAAAACAAAAATTTATGGGTTTCAAACTGCTGTTTTATATTATAAACCCAATACTTCATGTTTTAAACCTACATTTTGGGCTGAAGAATATTATGAAGATGGGTGGATTATTTTCCCATGGGAGAGAACAGATAGCGATACAATTCAAGATTATTTGAGATGAAAAGAATTTCATTGGAAGAAGCCAAAAACCTCATACCCAAAGACAAAGACTACACAAACAAACCAGCATCTTTTTTTACTCTTACTCCCTTAGATAATGGTTGGGAACAAGTTGATTATTATATAAATCGAAACAAAAATTTAAGAGTAAATTTAGATACTAATAAACAGTATATCTATGTTCTTTCTAACCCCTCTTATCCAGGCCAAATTAAAATTGGGTCTACCACTAAAAATAATGTAAATGAAAGAACTAAAGAATTAAGTAGAGCTACAGGTGTGCCCTTACCTTTTGAAATAGAATGGGTTTATTCATGTTATAATTCTCTGAATTTAGAAAAAGAAATCCACCAACATTTTGATAGATTTAGAGTAAATAATAGACGTGAATTTTTTTATCTATCAGTAGAAGAAGCTAAAAATGTAATTGAAAGATTAGGAAAAAAATATAATTAATTATAAAAAAAAATAAAGATTATGAAAGTACCATTTGTTGATGAAGTAGAACACTTTAATTTGGTCATGGGTAAAAGTTGGCAAAATCGAACTACTCCCACTATTAACGAGGCTGATGCTGATTTTGTTATTAACTTTATACAAGAAGAATTAGATGAGTTAAAAGAAGCTGTAAAAAACAAAGATATTGTTGCAATATTTGATGCTCTGTTAGATATTACTTATGTTGGGTTAGGAAATGGGGCATTAGTTTTTGGTTTAAAAGATAAAATTCTTGAAGGATATGCTGAAGTACAGGCTTCTAATTTATCTAAAGTTTGTAAAACTATTGAAGAAGCAGAAGAAACAGTGCGAGTTCGTTCTGAACAACAGGGTGAACCATGCCACTTCGAAGTTGTAGGTGACAAGTATATTGTGTATAGATCTAGGGATATGAAGGTTATGAAATCAATTAATTATTTTTCTCCAAATTTAAAGCAATTCTTTACAGATAAAGAAATTAATAATGTCTTATAAAAAATGTTATACTTCTAGATTAAAAGGTAACAATTTTCTTGTTCATTTGTGGGATGATACAGGGTATCAAAAGTTAGAATGGACTAATAAAGCATATATCGAGTGTCCTGAATCTGAAGCTACTCATACAGGGTTGAATGGGGAGCCTTTAAAACAAACTTCTAAATGGTTCTCAGACAACTTAAAACTTCATTTTCATGATATGCCTCCCTACCAAAAATTTCTTATTGAAAAATATGGAGTGGATGATGAACCATCTAAAACACATAGAGAGGTATTTTTTGATATTGAGATTGAAATGGGGGAAGCTTTAACAGAAGATTATATTAAATCAGCACCCAAAAAAGTAACATCAATTGCATGGTATGATAAACAAACAGATCAATGGGCTATTCTAATTTTAGATACCAAACAACAAATAAAATATACCAATTCAAATAATAAGGAAATTATACCATGTAGTAATGAACAAGAACTGCTTTATAAATTTATAGAAAAATTTAGAGAAATAGACCCCGATATTATTGTTGGGTGGAATAGTGATTATTTCGATATTCCTTACCTTTATTATAGAATTTGTAAGGTTTTAGGTGAAGATGTAGCAAATTATTTATCTCCTATTAATTATGTGAGAGAAACACCATGGTATAAGGATCAATATGTTCAAATTGTGGGGGTTGAATCTTTAGATTACATGCGTTTACACAAAAAATATAGTTGGGCAGATGAACCTTCATACAAACTAGATGCTATTGGTGAAAAATATGCTGGATTGAATAAAATTGAATATGAAGGAAGTTTAGATAGGTTGTTTGAAACCGATATTGATAAGTTTATTCAATATAACTTTCGGGATGTTGAAATTTTGAAAGTACTGGATGAAAAATTAGAATATCTAGCTTTAACCAAAAACTTGGCTCATAAAGGTAAACATAACTATAGTGAAGTTTATGCCAATACCAAAACCCAAGATGGAGCTATTTCAGCTTATCTTTTGAGTCAAGGTATAATCCCTCCAGCAAAAGATCGTAATCCTATATCTAAAAAGAATTATGCTGGTGGTTATCTATTTTGCCCAACTGCCGGGGTGTATAATTATATGTTTGATGAAGATTTAACTTCATTGTACCCTTCAATTATCATGACTATTAATATTGGTAAGGAAACTATGGTTGCACGTATAATTGATGCTGATGATAGAAATAATAGATTGGGTTTAAATGACTTAAAATCTAAAAACCCTGAAGAAGAAATTACAATTGAAAATATTAAACGTAAACGTACTAGAATTAAAATAAAAGATTTTATCAGTTTTATTGAAAATAACAAATGGGCTATATCTGCAAATGGTGTGTGTTTTAGAACTGATAAAGAATCTGTTTTATCAACTATTTTGAAAAAATGGTTTGATGAACGTGTATTGTATAAAAATGAAATGAAAAAAGCATATAAATTAGGTAATGAAGAATTAGGTGCTTCATTTCATATGAAACAATACACCCAAAAAATTCTATTAAACTCACTCTATGGAGCTCTAGCTTTACCAAGCTTCAGGTATGGTAATGTTCTTCTTGCTGAAGCCACAACACTTTCAGGACAAAGAATTATTCAAGAATCAGCATTAGTAGCTAATCGCCATATTAATTCTGTTATAAAAGGACAAATATCATTATGAAACATTTAGAAGAAGTACCTTGGTGGATTTGTGATTCAGATAATAATAATTATATAAAGTATTCTGATACTGATTCAATCTACATTCATGCTGAACCCTTACTTCGACATTTATATCCAAATTTTGATGAAATGTCAAATGAAGATAAAGATAACAAATTAGAAGAGATTGCCATTAAGTATCAAGACATAATAACAGACTCATATAATGATTTAGCTAAAGATTGCTTTAATGTCCCCTCCCATCGATTAGAAATGAAAACTGAATGTGTTATTCGCTCAGCATATTTTAGAGCTCCTCGTAGATATGCTCAATGGATCACCAAACAGGAAGGTATTGTAAAAGAATCTCTTGATGTTAAAGGTCTTGAATTTAAAAAAGCCAATTTCCCCCCAGTACTGGGTGAATTCTTTTATAAAACTTTAATCGATATTTTGAAAGGAGCTAACCAATCTGAAATTGACACTAGAGTAAAAAAATTCAAACAGGATATTTTAGATGGAGAAATTCCATTAATTGAATTAGCTAATCCTACTTCGGTTAAAGTTTTAGATAAATTTGTTGAGAAAAAAGCCCGCAATGGGGAAATGTTTTCTACTATAGGTAAAGGAGCTACAGCCTCAGCCAAAGCCGCTATTGTGTATAATGACTTATTAAGATTTTGGAAACTAGACAAAAAACACAGTTACATTGTTCAAGGTGACAAAATTAAATGGGTTTATTTAAAACCTAACCCCTATCAAATAGAAGCAATTGCTTTATTGCCTTGGGATTTACCTGAAAAAATAAATGATTTTGCAGAAAAATACGCGGATAGAAAAAAAATCTTTGAAAGTATTTTGCTTAATAAAATAAATGGATTATACTCAGACATGAATTGGTCTCTAAATCTTAATCAATACAAACAAATGTTTTTTAATATATGATAAATAAAATTTTACTTCAGTCTATTATTAACAAATATTATTTGGGTATTAATGAGACTGTCAAATGGAAAATTTCTAATGGGGAATTGGAAATTAGATTTATGACACCCTCACAAGATGTAATTGGAGAAATTAAATGCTTAAATTTTCCCCTAAAGGATAGTGAGTTGGCCGTTTTTGATACCCGAAAATTATTAAACCTAGTTAGTATTTGTAATGGTGATTTACTTCTAGAACTAGAAAATATTAATGGCATTAATACTAAATTAAAAATATCAGATTTAAATTATAATTTGGATTATGCTCTTGCAGATCCACTTTTAGTAGGGAAAGTAGGAACTGTCAATGTTCCTGAATGGGATATTACATTAGAAATGTCATCCGAAGATGTTGAAAATTTAATTAAAGCCAAAAATGCTTTAACTGGAGTTGATGATATGTTGATCACCACTGATGTATCTTTAGATGGGGAAAAAATATGTAAATTTATATTTGGGGGAAATGAAGGCCACAACAATAAAATTTCCTATCAAATAATGGGAAAAATTAATATTTCAGATCTTAAACTTCCATTCAACTCAGATATATTTAAAAATATCTTGAATTTTAATCGAGATGTAGATGGGGGAAATCTTTACATCAATAAAAATGGTTTAATAATGTTAGAGTTTTCTACAGAATTTCTCAAATGTAAATATTACATGTATAGACAAGCAGAACTGTGATATTTATAACCAAAAATAGAGCATGGAACCCAACATTTACAATTTCTTCAAATTTCTAGAGGATAAGGAAGGCAGACCCATTCCTTTTAAAACTAAACTCCTCTATGCTCCTGAAACTCTCACTCCTGATGATTTAAATGTAAAAGGTAATCTTGATTTAGAAAATACTCCAATCACTTCTTTACCTAAAGGTTTAACAGTGAGAGGTAATCTTATTTTAATAAATACTAAAATTACATCTTTACCTGAAGGTTTAATAGTAAAAAG